AGAACTATACAGGAAGTGTGTAAGTGAAAGAAATCAACCAAAGAAGTATCCAGCACACAGGGGTATAAAAAGTTCTTAGTTAGTATAAACCCTGCGATGTTACGCATGAAGCCCGAAATTAAACCTATCTTCGATGCAACTATTAAAAATATACATGATACTATTAATGATAAGCTGGTAGCTAAAAAAAGAAGTAGAGTATACACCTATTACAGAGGAAAGCAAAGCTATTGAGTACTTAACCTCAGTTCTTAATATGGATATTAGTGATACTCCTTCTATTGCTTTAGATACTGAGACCTCTGGGCTATATGCTCGTAAGTGCTTTATGTTAGGATTATCAATGTCCCATAAGGAGCAGCAAGGTGTTTATATTGACGCTGATGCTATTGATGAAGAAGTTGTTAGGCTAGTACAGAAAGTAATCGACTCTCCTAGAAAAATAATCTTTCAAAATGCTAAGTTCGATTTCCACATAACAAAGTATCATTTACAGCTAGACTATACTAAAGCTATTAATGAAGGTCGATTACACGATACTATGGTTATGCATTACGCTCTGGACGAACGTGCAGGTACTCATGGACTAAAAGCATTAGCTATTAAGTACACAGATATGGGTGACTACGATAGAGAGTTAGACGAATTCAAACGTGCTTACTGTAAAGAACATAAAATTAAACTACAAGACTTTTCTTACTCATTAATTCCCTTTGAAACCATGTGGCCTTATGCTTGTCTATCTAAAAACTCCAGAGTTACCTTAGAAGACGGTTCTAAAGTAGAGATCTCTAAGTTAGTAAGAAATAAGTATGACGGAAAGGTTATGTCTCTAAATACTGAAACAGGAAAAATAGAAGCAAAGCAAGTAACTAACTGGGTAAAGAATGATAATAAGGCTCAGGAGTGGAAAAAGATAGAATACAACTACCAACCTCGTGGCTTACAATGGAGTAAAGGGTCTCTACAAGGGCCTGCGTTTACTACGGATCATAGAATACTGGCTAATACGGGGTATGTAGAGATACAGAACATAAAACCAGGAGTACATAAAGTAGCTACAGCATCTAACAGTATGTCAAAAGACTCAAAAGCTTTACTTTACGGGTTGTTACTAGGAGATGGTGCTTTAGTTAGTAGAAATAATAAAGGTGCTGGTTTACAATTTGATCAGTCTGTTAAGAGAAAAGGCTTTTTTGATAGAGTAGCTTTCTGTTTTGGAGGTAAAGAATCCCTGATTAAAAGAAGCAACCCAAAACACTCTGATATACTGACGTTAGAAGTACCCTACTCACATGAACAGACAGACCTGTACCACACTTTAGTTAAGTTACCGGATACTAACTATAAAGTAAGCCTAAGCAGAAACCCTGACGTGTCTGACTACATGGATGCGCATACATTAGCTACTTGGTATATATGCGATGGTAACTTAACAAAAGATAATACTCCTAGAATATGGAGACGTAGTATATCTGAAGACCTACAGGAACAGGAAGCTTTACTAAGTTGGATGAAAAGTCTGGGAGTTACTGCCAGATACCACGACGACAAAGTAAACAATCAGTTCTTTGTTGTGGATAGTGCTAATAGGTCAGCATTCTTTAACCTTATAGCACCATATATGACTGAAGATACAGAGTACAAGATCCCTAAGGAGTACCGTGTAACTCAAAAAGCAGACTTACTATTAGGATACTCCGATGACATATACTATGCAGAAGTAAAGAGTATTTGGGATTGGACAGTGCCCGTATCCCTTAGAGGATACAAGACTTCGTACTGCCTAGACGTTGAAGACAACCATAACTTTCTTACAGATATAGGGTTTGTACACAATTGCGGAGATACCGACTCGACACTCCGTTTATTCAACAAGTTCTATAAAGTTCTATGCAACCCACAGACTCATAAAGTAAAGTGGCTCTATGAAAAAGTATTGATGCCGGCTACTGTATTCCTTCAGAAAATGGAGAATAGAGGGTTACCTGTATCTAAGAAGAGATTAGTAACTGCTAAAGCTTTCTTGTATACCGAGCTTTCTAGATTCCAGAAAGAGATCTATGCTTACCCTGAAATAGAAAAGCTAGAAGAAATGCAAGGTGCTGCGTTTAACCCAAACTCAGTAGTACAGTTAAGACGTTTATTCTTTGATGTTTTAGGATTACAGCCTACGGGGATTATGACAGATGGTGGTGCTCACTCTACAGATAAAGAAGTAATAGATACTCTTGCCTTAGAACACCCCTTACCTAGAAGTATTGGTAACTATAAAAAGACACTAAAAGTGCTTAACACCTTTATTGGTAAGCTAGAACAACACATTGACCTTGACGGTTGTGTAAGAACTAACTTCGGTTGTACTACAACTACGTCAGGACGACTAAGTTCTTCAGGTGTCATTAATGCACAGCAACTACCCCGAGATAATCCAACTGTAAAAGGTTGTATAGTAGCCCCTAAAGGTTACAAGATTATAGCAAAAGACTTAAGTACCGCAGAAGTTTACTACGCTGCTGTATTGTCTGGAGATAAGAACTTACAGCAAGTATTCTTAAACATTATCAAAGACCCTACTGAGTACGCGGATTTCCATAGTACTATTGCTCACATGGTATTTGGTCTTGATTGTAAACCTTCCGAAGTTAAGAAGTTATATCCTGCTATGAGACAGGCAGCAAAGGCGATTAACGTGCAGTAACGTTACAGTGGTTGCCTATAAACCCCCTTAATTGCTGGGATACCCTAAAGCTAAGAGAGCTACAACGTAACTAGAAATGGTAAGCGTGAATTGCTTAAAAATCTCTTAGATGTACCAATGGGCAATCAGCAGCTGAGATACTAAAAATGATTAAGTTTATTGACAAAACGTAAAAGTTATTATATAATAATCATTCAAGTATAGAGTTCAGAGACTGTCGAAAGCGCATCAAGTGATGAAAGTTAGTAGAGTAGGAGAAATCCGAAACAGGGGGATTTATGAAGTTAGAAAAAGCAGTAAGTAAGTGTAAAGAGTTTTATGGTAATAACATACCTAAAACAGTATCAGAGTATATGACTAATTTTCCAGAAGGTTTAGGTAGAACTTCGATAAAAAAGAACTTCAATCTAACAGGAGGACAGTTCTTAAAATTATTAGGTAGTAGCTACACACCTCTAGAAACAACTGAAAGTAAGTTTCTAGCTAAGTGCTTAGTACTGGGCATACAGCCAAAAGAAAGTACTAAAAACCTACGCAAAAACACTAAAGTTACAGTAACTTGTAATAAGTGTTACGACACATTTACTACATACTGGGATAGTATATCCCAATGTAGGTTAGGGTGTAGAAACTGTGCAGGTAATAAAAGTTTATTACTTAGAAAAGACTTCTTAGAGCAAAAAGCATCTAAAGTTAACTCTATAGTAATATCTTTACCTGTAAATAATAAAGGAAGCATGAAGTTACAATGTAACTCCTGTAACTCTATTTATTCAGTAAGAGCTAGTGCATTAACAAATCCACAGTCAGATAAGCAAGCAACTTGTCCTAACTGTAGAACCTCTGATACTAGGGTAGTTTTTGAAGAAATAACTTTCGGATCTCAATTTGAGCGAGAGTGCTATAAACTACTAAAACACTTAAAACCAGAAGTACAACAAGTATATAAGCACACTTTTATAACAGATAGGTTATGGACATGTGACTTTGTAATTGAAGACTGTTGGATAGAAGTCTCCAGTTACACTAAAAATTCTCAAGGGTATAGTACCTACTTATCTAATATTAAAGATAAAGAGAATCTTGTAGTAACTTCTAATAAACGCTTTTTCTACTTGACTTCCTTACGAGAAGTACAAGACTTCATAGATAATGTATAGTCCAGCTCTTTAGAAATAAAGAGGAAATGCCAACCGCACATTCGGCATTAATATATAGGTGTCGCAGAGTTGTGAAACTCTGCATATCGTGTGAATAAATAAGATATGAAAACTCGCTCAATTGTCTGGGACGCTAAGGGTTTAACGAAAACCTATGCTAATCAGCAGCCAGAGTTGTCAGGAATGACTTCAAATGGTTCATCGACTCATAGACCACCCAGAACGGGAGGCACTAGGATGGGGAGACCCATAATACGGCGAGAGTCTCCAGTTACCCTACTATATGAATCCAAAACATACATATAGAGGTAGTACAATGGAATTAACAAAAGAAAACTACATAAAATTAAGAGATACTAAAAAGTACACAAGACCACAGATGGCTAGAGAGTTTAATATACCAGACTGGAAAATAAAGAAGTGGATAGCAGCAGAAGGCTTAGGTATTACTAGGCCTACGTTGAAAAACCCACGAGCTTTTCAGCACGAGACAAGAGACTCTAGTTACTGGGCAGGCTTTATAGCTGCGGATGGTTGTGTAGATGAAAAAGGCAGAGTTAGATTCTACCTGCAATTAAGTGACCATAATCACTTAGCTAAGTTCGCAGAGTTTGTAGGATCAACACATAAGTTAAACTTAGATGAGAAACGCAACAGATGCAGTATAGAGTTTACAAGTAGAGCAATGGTTAAGGACTTACTACGGTGGAGTATAACACCACGTAAATCTGTAACATATACCCCTCCTACCGACTTAGCATACCTAAGGCACTTCCTTAGAGGTATGATAGACGGAGACGGGACTATATGTGAATCCTTCTCAAATGTAAACAGTATAACAGCTACTCTATACGCAGGTATTGTATGTTCATATAATTTTAGGGACTGGTTTGTACCTTTCTGTAACAACGTATTAGATATTACTCTAAAACAGCATGAAAGAGAAAACTGTGTCTGTATAACCATGAATACTAACAAGTCTAAGACCTTTTTAACATACTTATATAGTAACACTAATGAAGAAACCCGACTAACACGAAAATTTGCTCTGTATGACAAGATAGTGGTACAGAATATAAGAAAAACTAGGGTTTTATAGTAGAATAATTTTGGAGACTATGGTATAGTCAGTGCCTTTAGAAATAAGGGAATAACATGCTTATATGGATCAGGGCCAGCTAAGGTAGCACAGAGTGTTAACGTAGCAAATCTTGAACAAGAATCTAGTACAGGTATTCCAGGCCCTGCAGAGTGCACAGTAAATGACGCAAAAGGGTATATTGCAGATTACTTTAGGAAGTTCCCTAAACTCAAGGTATGGGTTGATACTTGTCATGAGCAAATCAAACAAGTTGGGTTTATCTATAGCTTCTTTGGGCGTAAGCGTAGACTACGTAACTTCCGTTCTACAGATAGAGGAGTTGTAGGTGAGGAAGTACGCTCCGGCTTTAATGCTATTATACAATCAGCGTCTTCAGATTGTATGCTACTGGGTGTCATAGCTGCAGATAAAGAAATAGAGGAAAGGGGTTTAGATATGGAGATTTTCGGTCTAGTACACGACTCTATCATAGCTAAAGTAAGTGAAGACTCAGTAGGTACCTATAATGAACTGATAGATAGAAATATACAAGAAGCAAGAAGTAACTGGGATCCTAGTATGGGTACATTATCTATTCCAGGAGCCCCTATAGGCATCGACTCTGACTCTGAAGTAGGAGGTTCTAGAGACTATGGTTGTGGTAAGTTAGCTAAAGTATACCCCTTCTTAGCATGTGTAGATGACTGGGATGATAGAGCCACTACAAAGTGTAAATCTGTACTAGAAGCTCTGAAGACAGGCAATACTAGAGACCTAGATCACGAAGATCCAGTAATTATAGCAGCACTAAAGTACCCTAACGAACTGTTATCCGTTCTAGGATAACCCCTTAAGGAGCTTCGGCTCCTTTTTTACTTTGAGGAAAATATAAAATGAAAAATAAACACATACGGGGACACTAAATGAGTATACTAGATAAAGCACCCCTATACGCACTAAGAAAATATGATAATATATATACTGAAGATCAGTATACGCTAATAACTACATACTATGCAACTTATATACTGGATATGCCCTCTTTAGATGGTAACTACTACGCTAGAAGACTAGCTCTTATGTGTATGGAGTTACCCTACAAGCTATATGCACTAAAGGAAAGGTTTACTACCATACCCCAACTGATTAATACAACTCGTACTATGCTAATAGATAGTGATGGAAGGGTATTTAAGTACAAAAAGTCCAGGTGGCTAAAGGTAGAATACACAAAAGTACTGAGTAATGACCAAACACATAAAGGTAAGTATAGAATAAGTACAAAACTAAGTGATTGCTTTATATCGGATACTCCAGCCGCCTATATAGGGTATATAATAGATGGACACTCCATACTGTTATACGAAATATGTACAGAACTAAAAAAGACTAGGAGAGTTAAGATATGACTGATAAAATTAAAGTAGTATTAAGTAACGTGGCTTTTCTAAAGCCTACAGACGAGTTAGTAGATAGATTTCAGAGAAACTTAGTATATGAAGGAGCTTCCACATTTACCGGAGCTCCTCCTAAGTTCACCTATAGCTATGGGCCTGTAATGAAAGATACCTACTGGATACCCGTAGAGCGTTTAGATATGTTACAAGGACATGAACTAGAGATTATAGATAAAAGAGTGAAAGTACCTGTGAAGTTTCCAGAACCTACATTTACATTGAGAAAAGACCAACAAGAAGTATTAGATGGTATAGAGGATTCAGCCTTATTAAATGCAGCTCCAGGCTGGGGGAAAAGTATAGCAGCTTTGGCAGTTGCTAAAAAACTAGGGCAAAAAACACTAATAGTGTGTACTACCACAACCATACGTGACATGTGGATTAGAGAGATAGAGAAGTTTTTGGGGTTCAAGGCGGGCATGGTAGGTTCCGGTAAAAATGACACTAGCCAAATCATTACAGTTGGGAATATACAAACTCTAACTAGGAATGCGGACAAGTTTAAAAGCATGTTTGGGCTTATTGTGTTTGACGAATGCTTTGACTATGAAACTCTTATTAAGTTAGCTGACGGGTCTACTAGAAAAATAGGTGCTATTGTAAATGGTAAAGAAACCCCCTTAGTTAAAAGTTTTAATTTATCTACGGGCAAGTGGGAAGTTAAGAAAGTTCTTAATCATTTTAAAAACCCACAGAAAATGTTACGAAAACTTCAGCTAAGTAACTCCACACTAAAATGTACTGAAAATCATAATCTGTTTATAGAATCTAGTACCGGTATTATTAAAAAACAAGCAAAAGATTTAGTTATAGGAGATAAGGTAGTTTCCGAAGTAAGGCATAAAGACAGTTACCCAGTATTAGACTGGAATTTACTAATAGCACTTGCTATAGGAGACGGAAACTTAGGCAAAACAAAAGAAGGCATTAGGCTTAGAGTAACGCATGGAGAAGCTCAATTAGACTATTTGGATAGTAAAACCTTTTATATGGGGGAGTGTACTTTTTCAAAAGGTAAAAGTGGCTACTGCGATAATAGCGTGTACTACGCACAAACAAAAACTTTTAAAGACACTATAGGTATATACAATATGCTGTACGGAAGTGGCACACATAAATCTAGTTTTCCTAAGGAGCTTTTTAACTACTTAGACTGGAGAACCTTGGCCTATATAATTATGGACGATGGTTCCTATCAGAATGGGAATATAACCTTATCTTTATGTGAAGTAGATGTAGAGAGCTTAGAGAGGTTTTGTAAACATTTCTTTCTGGAAGATAACTTAGCCTATACTGTTTATACGTGTAAAAAAGGGCACAACTACATACGCATAAGAAAAAGTGGGGTAGAAAAAGTTAAAGAACACTGCCTAAACGAGTTTCACCCAGATATGTTGTATAAGTTAGGAATAGCTTATACTATAGAATACTATAGTCCTGTAGGTACTACGTTATTTAAGGACTACACAACTACAGAATACTTAGGATTCACAGAAGTGCCTGCTACAGGAGGTAGCAGGTATAATATAGAAGTAGAAGATAACCATAATTATATAGCTAATGGGAAGTTAGTGTCTAACTGCCACCATACCCCTGCTACTACGTTCACCAAGCTTCTCCTATCCAGTAAGGCAAGGTATAAACTAGGACTATCAGGTACCTTACACAGGAAAGATGGTATGCATGTAGTGTTTAAGGACTACTTTGGGTTTAATATATTACAGCCTAAAATAAATAATACTATGCCACCCACTGTGCATAGATATACTTCTGGAGTAGCTTTCCCTGGTAACTCCATAATGCCTTGGGCGGATAGAGTTACAAGTCTTACACAAAATGAAATGTACAGAAAAGAAATACTAGCTTTAGCTGCATTGTACGTTCAGTTAGGTCATAAGGTAATCCTAGTTAGTGATAGAGTTGAGTTCTTAGAATTTATTAATGAAAACGTAGATGCTAGGTCGGCTTTATTTATTGGTAGTGTAGGTCTAGAGGACCGAGAGCAAGTGCTAGAAGATATGACCGATGGGAAGCTTGATATGCTTTGCGCCTCACAAGGTATTTTTAGTGAGGGCGTATCTCAGAACAACCTATCGTGTATGATACTAGGCACACCTATTAGTGATAACAGATCATTACTATCTCAGTTAGCAGGAAGAATAATGCGTAAGAACCCTGGAAAGCTAAACCCTGTACTGGTAGATATGATTCTAAAGGGAGACTCAGCCAGAGGACAAGCTAATAAGCGTAAATCTATTTTTAAGATTTTTGGTTGGGATATGATAAGTATAGATTTACAGGGATTGATTAACCGAGTAATGCAATTACGCAAGTAACTTGAAATAACATCTTTATATTTTTGCAAACAACCCAGTTATTTAGGGTTGTACCTGTCTTTATAAAGAAAGGAAAGAAACGGTTTTTAATAGAAATAAATTATAAAAATAAAAGAAGTTCACTATAGAAAGTTAAAAGAATTACTTGCTTAACTAGATAAATTACAGTATAATATCTTTATTGAATAGGAAAAGGAGATAAAAAGAATGATATTCTATGATTATTCCAAAATATGGATACTGTCAGGGGGAGAAAGCAAACATATAGTACGATATTTTCAGGCTATAGTGAACAAAGCTCCTGGGTATAAGTTCCTTGTAGGTCATGACTATATCATCAATGAAAGTATAGTGGTTAAAAATCAAAAGAAACTAAATGCTAGAGTATTAGCGGAATACTTAGGACTATGTGCATTAAGACCTTATTCTGTGTATAAGTTCTATAATAATAAAGACATTTACATTGACCGGCTACCTAGGTATGTCCCTAAAAAAGTTATACAGGACTGTCCCTTTATAACTATAGATTTAGAAATAAATAAAGTAGTATTTGAAAAGGAGCAATAAACCTAATGGCTAACCTAATAGTTATAAAGTGGTATGACCAAAAAATAATGGAGCTGTGTGTAGGATATGAATTAGATACTATACACTCTATATGTAAGAGTTTAGATAATAACCCTAATGTAAGACACTGGTGTATCCCTGATTTTTATGAGGGCTGTATTCCCTTATATAAAGAAAAGTTATGGGAAAAGTTAAATCAGGATATGAATAAATGGGATTACCGCTAGGAGTAAAAAATGAAGTTTGCACAAAAAATAAACTCTCAAAACGAAGATAGAGAATACCACGTAACAAGTGACTTGCATTTCTTTCACAAAAACATCATAAAACACTGTCCAGATACTCGACTTTTCGAGTCTGTAGACGAAATGAATGTAGAACTAGTAAACCACTGGAACAGTACTATTGGTGTAAACGATGTAGTATTCCATGTAGGAGACTTTAGCTTTGGGAACGAAGAGCATACACAAGCACTGTTAGCTCAGCTAAACGGAACTATAATTTTTATATATGGAAACCACGATAAAATATTGCGTAAGATAAGTAAAGTACCATCTACTAATCAGTTCTTTGACTATCTAGAGATTATGTTTAACGGTACAAAAGTTTGTATGGGTCACTACCCTATGCACGTATGGAATCAGTCAGGACGTGGTAGTGTTATGTTGTACGGACACACTCACGGTAGCTTTGAGGCTCCTGGTCGTACTATGGATATAGGGTATGATGCTAATGGGAGAATACTAAAGCTACAGAAAGCTGTAGATATGTGTGAGCAACGTGATATATATACCCCTGACCACCACTAGTACTAATCCTATGGTATTTTTAACTAGTACGAATCCTATGGTATTTTTAAGGAATTAATATGAAAACCCCGAAAGAAATAGTACTTAGTTTATTGATAGAGTTGTTAGAGCCTGAGAACCAGAAACCAAACATGGCTATCTGTGAATCAATAGAAAATTTTATAAGGGAAAAAATAGTTTTAACTACAGTTAACTCAAATTACATTTTTAAAAAGTGTATGCCTATTTTGAGAAAAACTTTACGTAATGCTTGCCGAGATTGGGAACATTACTCGGGTAACCCGCTATTCCCAATATGGATATCATATGCAGAAGAGTTACAGACTAGTAATGCTGTTGCTGCTTATTGTGATTGTAAAGACTACTGGTCAGGTGAGTATGGTCGTAGACGTATCGAGTTAGTTCACCGTATGATCAATTCACTTAATACAAGAGAGAAAATATGAACAAGCTAAATGTTGACGACCTAGTAGAAAATAGACATGGTAACAAAAGCGTACATGGTATTCCTAACCACATACTAGCTAAGCAAGGGAATGCCTTAAAACAAAACATCAAGTTAATCTAAGGAAACAAAAATGGATATATTAAAAGTACTGGAACAGTTTAATAAGACTAATGAAACCCATAGCAATGGCACAAAATTAATTTTAGAGTTAGACTCAGGTTACAACGTTTTATCTATAGAAGCCCAAGCAAGAACTGCCCCCGAAATTGCTCGTGTAAGGCACGATTTATATATAGGTGATATACAGAAGTCTATATTACAAGACGTTGTTGAGGAGCATATAAACATGACGCTAAAAGACCTAGACGATTATATAAGGAGTTGGATAAAGATTTAAAAAACTTGTAGACTGTTAGCTCATTAACCTGTATAATATATTTTAGAAATTGAGAAAAGAAAAAGTTACTTAGTTACCTAGAACGACCTCAGTTTAGAAAGTTAAAAATGTATTGACTATTAGTAATATAAACTGTATAATATGTTTTAGAAATTAAGAAAAGAAAAAGTTACTTAGTTACTTAGAACGACCTCAGTTTAGAAAGTTAAAAAATGTATTGACTTTTAATAATATAAGCTGTATAATATATCTTAGGAAATCGGGAAAAATACTGGTTTCCTAATAATAAACCTAAAATACCGGCAATTTAGCCAAACTAAAGGATAACAAAATATGAATGAAGCACAAACAACAGCAATGGGTTCTAACTGGGCAGAAACTAAAGGCGAAGCAGTATCTAACCGAGTTACTTACATGAAAGTAAACAAAGGTCGTAACCAAGTACGTGTTGTAGGTAACATCTTACGTCGTTACGTATACTGGGTAACTAACGTTGACGGAAGCAAATTGACTTTTGAAAACTTAGACTTTAACCGTGAGTCAGAAGCGTTTGAAAATACTAACATGAATCCTGTTAAAGAATTAAAACTACAAGCTACTACCTTTACTGGTGAGCTAGAGTTTGATAAAGAAGGAAACCCAAAACCTCTTGGTTCTAAGAAAGCGTATATGATTCCAGTAATCAACCGCTCAACAAATGCTGTAGAGTACATGGAACTTAAGAAAGGCGTATTTGATGGTATTAACGAAGTAATGGCTAAGTTACATGACCCAAAGATTACTCGTCGTTATGCAGACAAAGAATACTCTGTTCCAAACCCTAGTTTCATTGATATTGTATTTGCTAAAAATGGTGCAGGCTTAAACACTGAGTACAAGGTAGATATTATGGAAACAATGGACTTTGTTACTGATCCCGAAATGTTTGAAAGTCTATCTGAGCAACACAAGCAAGATGCCTCTTTAATCGAAAACTTAAAGCCTATTGAGGAAGTATTTCCGCGCAAAACATACACTGAACTAAAAGAAGATCTTACTAAGTTTATGTTAGGTAAAGCGGGAAATAAAGATAAAGAAGAGGGTGCTGCTGGAAACGCCCCTACTCCTTCAGAGTTTAAGAACTACGATAAAGAAGCTATGTCAGAACTTGACGATTAACACTATATATGGAGGGCTAGTTAGCCCTCCTTTTTTATTGGAGAAAATAAAATGTCTCATTATAGTTGTAGAAAGTGTGGGGAGTATATGTGTGATGGTAACTGTGAAACCCCTGAGAAAATGGCAAAAAAACTTCTAAGTAACCAAATACAGGAAGCTAAGATATTTATAAATAAAGAAAACCTACGCGTAAGAAAACTTAAACAATCTATTAACCTATTAAAAACACATGGAGAGTATATTATGTATGAGGGCACTATCTAATGGCAAAAATACTATTTAGTGCAGACTGGCATATTATGTTAGGGAAAAAAGGAGTTCCTAAGAAGTTTCAAACCGACAGATTTATGTTGTTAGTAGAAGAACTGAACAAAGCATTCGTAAAGCAGAAATGTGACTTACATATTATTGGCGGAGACATACTGGATAAGTTTGCCCCTACGGTAGAAGAAAGTGAGTTGTACTATGAGTTAATAGCAAAAATAAACCATAAGACTATTATCTACACAGGCAACCATGAAATGATAAGTAAAACTAAGACAGTATTAGATACTATATCAAAAGAAACATCTAGATGCAATCCTTTAGTTACTGTAGTAGGCTCCCTACGCACACAAGACTTTGATATAGTAGACTACAGAGAACTACATAAGAGTAGTTGGGATAATCCAGTATCTAAGCTATGTTTTACCCATGTTAGGGGTTCTATACCACCGCATGTGGAGCCTGAAGTAGACTTAGATAAGTTTAAGGATTATGAACTGATTATAACAGGAGACTTACACTCGCACAAAAATACACAAAACATACCTTCAGGAGCTTCCCTGGTATACCCAGGCTCTCCACTAACTACATCTTTCCACCGTAAGAAGCAGGCTGGCGCTAATGGCTTTTTAACAGTAGATACAGGTTTACTAAGTACACAATGGCATGAGTTAGGTTACTTACCACAACTCATAAGAAAAACTGTAAACGCAGGAGAGCCTATGCCTACAGGAGAGTATGACCGTGTTATCTATGAAGTAATTGGAGACTTATCTGATTTAAAAAACGTAGAAGACAGTGATGTACTAGATAAGAAAATACATAAGAATTTAGGTTCTGAAGCCACTCTAAAGCTAAATAGAGACATAACAATAGAACAAGAACTAGTGTTATGGATGCAGCAGATAGAGCAGATGGATAAGGAAAAGATAAAAGAAGTGGCTTCGTACGCAAAAGGTATAATAAATGAAAATAACGTTACATAGACTAAGAGGTGATAACATACTAACTTACGGTTCTTTTGACGTATCCTTAGATGGTAGTATAGTAAACCAGTTAGTAGGTAAGAATGGAAGCGGAAAAAGCAGCATCCCCACAATTATAGAAGAAATACTATATAATAATAATTCCCGAGGAATAAAGAAAGCCAAGTTAGTAAATAGACGTACAAAAGAAACCAGTTGGTGGGGGGAGATTACTTTCTCTATTAGTGAAGATGTTTACATAGTACTAAAGACTGTAAAGACCACAGCAAAAGTAGTTCTTACTAAAAACGGAAAAGATATTAGTGGACATACAGCTACTCAGACTTACTTAATATTAAAAGAAAAGCTTGGTGGAATGGACTTTTCCACATTCTCTAAGTTAGTTTATCAGTCTATGAAGTCTTCACTGGATTTTATAGAAGCTACTGATACAGGTAGAAAGAAGTTTCTTACATCTTTCCTCGGGTTAGAAAAGTATGGTAAAATAGAAGCTAGTCTAAAGGTAAGCTTCAAAGAGCTATCAGCAAATGTAGATAAAACAACAGAAGAAATACAGAAGCTGAGTACTTGGGTATCTAATAACTCAGATATATCATTAGAAGACGAAGACCTTGACGTACCAGAAATCCCTGATAACTCGGCAAAAATAGCGGAAGGCTATGACAATATAAGTAATATAAAAGCGGATAACGCAATGTCTACAGCACACAACAAAGCTATCTCAGACTCTAGAATAAGATTAGGACAGTTTAATAAGCAAAAAGAACTAGTACAAATGCTACGGATTTCTGAGCCTGAGACTAAAATGTATTTTGATGCGGCAAGGTTAGTAGAACTTACAAAAGAGCTTACAGAATTAAAGTCACATTTAGTCTATACTAAAAAGAACTATAAGATATACAAAGACGAGTCAACTAATGTAAACTGCAAAGAGTGCGGGCATGAACTTGATACTTCTGAGTCTTTTAGACTACTAACCCAGTACAAAGAAGAATTTATAAAAACAAAAACACAATACGAGAGTGTAGATATTATTAAAGAAGAGATTTTTCGAGATAAAATCTTATTTGACAATTACGCGCAGTGGACAGCAGATCTGCAAAAGCAAGAAGAAAAATTAGAAGCGTTTGGTGACGTAAGCGAACTAGACAATAACGAGCTAGTAATAAAAGATACTTCACAGCTACTAAAAGAAATAAACAAGTTAACGCTCGCTACTGAAACAGCTAGAGATAAAGCAGAGACAGTACGACTAAATATAGCTAAAGCTAAAAAGAACAACGAGTTTTACCACCGGTCTAAAGAAAAGCTAAAAGAAAGTACCGACAAGGTAGAAAAACTTACTAAAGAACTACTAGAGCTAAATAAAGAAAAAGGATATTTAGCTGTACTATTGAAAGCCTTTGGAACTAAAGGGTTAGTAGCATATAAGATAGAAAGTAGCATAAAGATATTTGAAGAATTAATTAATAAGTATTTAAGCGTGTTTACTAATGGTAACTTTGCTTTAGTATTTAAGTTAGAAGGTATAAAGCTGCAAGTAGTTATTTATGATAATGGGGAAGAAACAGCAATGCCTTCTTTATCTTCTGGAGAGCAGTCTAAGGTAAATATTAGTACGTTACTTGCTATACGTAACTTAATGAGTTCTGTATCCGAAATTAGCCTTAACACTTTATTTTTAGACGAAGTAGTTAGCGTACTCGACCAAGAGGCATTAGATACACTGATAGAAATATTATTAAAAGAATACGACTTAAACACTTTCATAGTATCTCATGGCTACGACCACCCACTTACTAAAACACTAACAGTGAAAAGAGAAGGACTTATTAGTACAATAAGTTCTTAAAGGAATATATTAAAATGTCAATAGACTCAAGAGCAAAAGGAGCTAGATTTGAGCATCAAATACGTAAGATGTTGTCAGACCACACAGAGCTAGAATGGTTAAGAGTTCCAGGATCTGGGGCATTTAGTGCTTCCCATGCTCTCAAGGGAGACGTATACTTAGCCCCCTCTACTGGTAAAATGTCGGCTTGGACTATAGAAGCAAAAGATTATGCAGACGAAGTCTTAACATCTAACCTGTTTAGGGCTACAGAATCTCAGTTTGAGAAGTTCCTAGCGCAGACGTACCGAGAAGCCGAACAAATGAACGCGAAGCCTATACTGGTATTTAAGAAAACACGGGGGATACTTTTATGTGCTATAGATATAACAGAAGCTATGGATATAATGGACTCAGAAGTACCTTGTATGGTGTTTTCTAAAAAGGATTACGAAGTAGTAATACTTAGTTTCGAGAACTGGCTAAATACAATGAAAACAGAGGACTTAATAAAATGAAGGAAGGAATAGAAGATTTAGACTTAGAAATGGATTCATGGGTTGAAGAGCTGGTTACATACAAAGAACGTAATAACCTACTAATAGTAGATGGGCTAAACTTAGCTTTTAGATGGAAACAACGGGGTAACAACATAAAACCTGATGTTTTCGCTGCTAAGCTAGTAAGTACAGTAAATTCTTTAGCTAAGTCTTATGGGGCTAGAGAAGTGATTTTCCTAAATGATTTTAAATCCTCAACATACAGGCTAGGAATACACCCACTATATAAATCAGATAGAAAGAAAGTATATGCAAAGCAAACTCAAGAAGAAGTTGACGCAAGTGCTGCTTTCTTTACTTACTATAAAGACGTAGCCCTACCTTTGGTTAAAAAGAATTTTACAGTAGTACAATGTGAAAATGTAGAAGCAGATGATTTAGCTTGTTACTTTGTAGAGCAGTTTGAAGATGGGAAGCACTTTGACCATATTTGGTTAATATCTACAGATGGTGACTGGGACGAACTAGTATCAGAACGCTGTAGTAGATTTGCAACTACTTCTAGAAAAGAATTCACTATTGAAAATTTTTACGATAACAAAGACTGTGATACTCCAGAACAGTTTACACATGTTAAAGCAGTTATGGGAGATACCGGAGACTCTGTTTACGGAGTACCTGGAATTGGTGCTAAAAGAGCGTATAACTTAGTGCGAACTTATGGAGATGTATTTGGTATCATAGATGCACTACCAATTGAAGGAAAGCAACTATTCATACAAGAACTTAATAATAGTGCAGAATTACTATTACTAAACCTAGAGCTAGTAGACTTACGAGGTTTTCACATGGAAGCTATAGCAGCACCAAAAGTAAACCACTTCCCATTCTTAGAAAAAGTTACACAGGAGCTAAAAGATGCTTGATATAGTATTACAAACACCAGAATGCGAACCACATGTTGGTTCTAAAGAAGCAGCAGGAATGGACTTAAGACTAGCGATTAAAACAGCAGCAGGGTTTACTGCGTTAAGTCCAGGAGAAAGTATCTCATTCAGTACCGGAGTGAAGATAGAGATACCTATTGGATGGGTAGGTTTGGTAGCCCCAAGATCAGGTCTAGGTTGCAAGTATAAAATTGTATTAGATAATACTATAGGCTTTATCGACTCTGACTATAGAGGGTGGATTAAAGTATCAATGACTAATAGAGGTTCGGAAACGGCATTTATAGGAGACTATGATAGAGTTTGTCAGCTAGTAATAGTACCTCATTACTTGCCTACTTTCAGAGTAGTAGATGAGCTATCAAAAACAACCCGAGGAAGTGGGGGTTTTGGACACACGGGTACACAATAATCTATAAGCAAGAAAAGGGGTTATAACTTAAGTTATAACCCCTTTTTTGCTATCTATTTATCAGTGTAGTCATAAATACCCATTTTTTTAAGTACCAATACGTCTATGCGATCATCTAGTAATTCAAGTTTATGTAGCGTATCCTTTTTAAAATCAGTATAGTCCGTCTCTATTACATTAACTTTTGTATTCATTAATAGTAGTTCGGAAACAGGAAGTGTTTCCGGTATATATTGTGTAGCCTCTAGCGTTGTAACACGTAATTCTATTTCTTGGACTCTTATATCTAGTACACCTTCACTGTTGTACAAAGTAATAGCTACCCACCCCACTATAGCTAACAAAGTAGAAAGCAGTAAAGAACTTATGCTAGAACTCCTCATTCTATAGCCCCTCCTGTGGCTATTGCCTAATTATTTTAATTTTAGGTCTTTATTTGCGCTACCTCTAGTAGTACCAAACCAGTAAGCACAAGACCCAATCCAAGCCGTAAGATAGCTACCAAAAACAGTATTTATAAGTTGTAGGTTAGCTTCAGGTATATTAACATATAACAATGCTCCTATAAAAGAAATCAAACCCACAGTAAGAACAGAAGATAGTAACGCAGGGAAGATAGAGGTTTTTGTGGTTCTTCCTAGCATCTTGTCTATCCTTAAGATAGTTCTGATCCATTGCTACCCTATTATCTTCAACCTTAGACATAAAAGCTAACTTAGCTTTAGGGTCTTTAATAACTTGATTTACTGCTTCTTGAGGATCTGCAATACCGGTCACTGCAGAAGCTATATTGGCTACCTTAGTAGCTGCCTCTTCTGCCTTATCTCCACCAATCCATTGTGCTATTTGTGGAACTACTGAAACAAGTCCTGAAATTATTGGTATTAACGGTAACATACACTTTCTCCTATATTTATATCCCACACTATAAGTAGGTTGTTATCTGTAGGTCTAGTATCTACGTGTACCCAGTTAACCCCATCTTCTATAAAAGTGATAGGATAGACCCAAGGTAAGTCCCTGTGGTTTATAATCCAACCCCTTATAACATTAGGGTCTATACGCTTTCCATCTACGTATACATCAAAGTCTAAAGCACTCCCATACTTGTGCATACTACGAGAGCTATCAAAAGCCTCCATAGAACCGTAGTAACTAGGGTTTCGTAAGCCTCTATCATCGAATCTTCCACCCCATTTCCAGTCGTTTACGACTATACTTACTGAATCCTTGAAGAATTTGGCAAGAGCTCCATGTAATGTGTCTATAAATACTAACAGTTCTCTATCAAACTGCTGAGTACTCGCGTTTCCGTGGTTATTATAAGTAGCTTCATTAACTAACTCATATGCACTAAAATTTTTCATTTCCATTTATTACTCTCCTATAATAAGCAACCCATTCTTTATTTCTATTAACCTCCCATGCAAAAGACTCTAAACAGTGCCTTTCTTCTCGCATGATCCAATTGATACACTTTTCCCATTTAACCCATTTAGTATTACCTAACAACTGAGCTTGAATATAAGCTCTAGAAGATAAAGTAGTAGCTATGTTACCTAGTAAAAGTACATTTAGTAAATGATCCAATCCTATTAATAGTTTAAATGTAAAAGTGTATTTTATCATGATTTAGCCTTTTTCTAGTTTTCTTGAATTTTAGTTAACATTAGATACCGTCAACTAACTTTTTAGCTAACACACGAAAAGATAAGTAATCTTCCTTATATACACCCCCATTATTAATAGCAGCAAGTTCCGCCCCTGTTGAGTACCTACTAAATATAACTTTTTCAATCATAGTGCTTCTACTATCACTGACGTTTACCTTAACTTCTTCACACTCCCATCCAGACTCAGTATCTTCTGTAGCAGACGTTTCTTTATGATCCCAGTGAATAAGTAATATTTTACCTAGTACTTGGTAGTCTTCTAATTTCTCTTTTGAATATGTTTTCATTTATTACCTTCTTTATATTTATTGTGTCCTGACGAATTATTCAGATTCCAGTAGAACGTGCTAGCATTCGTACCATTATCAGCATCCCCCCTGAAGTTCGTAGTGTACGTGGTATAGCATCCCCTTACTTACTTACTTCTTTACTTACTTATCTGTTTACGGGTACTAAAAGGAGACCCGCGCGGCGATATTACGATGACGATAACCCGACGAATAAGTCAGACTCCAGCAGAACGCGCCAGCACGCGCACCACTATCAGCATCCCCCCCGAAGTTCGCAACTCTGTTACCTGAATCCTGGTAATAGTAGTCATTCATGAAAGTACTTGAACTTCCGCCAACTTCAGTAGGTACAAACGACCCATTAAATAAACTAAAATCTTTTGCCCACCGTTATTAGCAGATAGCATACCAATGTCGGCTAAGTTGCTAGCAGTATCATCTATAAAGTACTGGAATCATTTCCAACA